TCAAACAAATATCCTTTTACTCCAGTCACATCTCCAGGAGTTGCGTCTAATATTTGACCCATTGTTTCCACTTTGTCTCGTAAACTATTTAAAGCACCAAATCTACCTATGTCTTCTTCAGAAGCATATGGTAATTGTACTTGAGCAACATTTAAAATTCTAGCTACTTCAGGATTATCTTTTAGGTATTTTTCAAAGCGTTCAAAACGAGAGGATTTTTCTCCAGCTATCGTCACCGGAGAGTTTACTTGACCTACTGTTTTTGAAGGATCATCAACGGCTTCTTGTATTGCTTGTTCTGCAGTACTAAGTGTAGTGTTATCTGTTTGTGCAGGGTTTTGTAGTGCATCATCTAACGCAGCCTGCATTTCTGGAGTGGCTGTCGCAGATAAATCCGGCATAGCGTCCATCATTTGTTGGCTTTGAGCTAGTGCGTCTGCTATTCGTTGTTGTTCTGCTAGTTGTTCTGCTATTCGAGCAGCGTAATCGCCTGCCATTGCTTTGCCAGTCATCTGCTGTAACGGCTCATCAACACGTTTACGGTATTCTTCGTTAAGTGCATTAACTAATCGTTTACCGCCGATATTACCGATACCTGTATTAGCACCATACGTTGCGTATTTATTAAGAATATCCATCGTAACGTCGCGAGGTAGCCCAATATCTTCGCCTTGCTCCATAAATTTAGTAGCGTTAGATTCAGGGTTCATCATCGAAGTAATCAACGAAGAACTTTGTTCGTCATCGAAAAGTCGTGTCATGATTTTTTCTTCTTAGCTGGCTTTTTCTTTTCTGTTTTCTTAGCAGCTTTACCGCCTTTCATAATATCTTTATCGACAGTAGCAGCTTTACCACCTGTTAAAACAGAATTTACACGAGCCATAGCCCATTGGTGCTGTGAAGTTCCAGGACGGTGCCCTGTTTTATACGCAGCTAACCCACGTCTATAAACGCGAGCAAGTTGACCAGCGGTTACTTTTTTGCCTTTTTTACGAGCAGCTTCCGCTTTATTAGATAGAGCTTTTTTAGTTTTATCTGAAAGACTCATGACTTCGTGCCAAACCTCTCTTTAAACCTGCGAGTATATTTAGACTCGATCGTTTTCCTACGCTTACCTTTTTTCTTATCAGTAGAAAATTTATAAGCTGAAGGATCGTCCATCGCCTTCTTTTTATTCCTAGCTATTTCTTTCTTGCGCTTTTTCTTTTCTTCCGCAGAAAGCCCAGCTAAGTATTTCGCAGGGACTTTAGGTTTTTTCTTCGTCTTTTTCATGACTATAACGCCACTACGATATTACCATTCGTAACAACTTGGACTGTGCCCACGCTCCCTGTTGCACTCAGTCCTGACGTACTTGGGGTCGATAGATTCTCCCAAATATTGCCCAAATATACTTGAAGAACGCCTTCGGTAGTATTCCAAATAATATCCCCATCAGCAAATTGTCTTTGATCCCGCTCTGGGCTTGTAAACTGTGGGGTCGCACTAGGGTCGAAAGCATCTAAACTTAACTCTAGTATCCTAACAAATCTGTTAAAAGTTTGCGCATCTACTAGCCGCGAATAATACGGATTAAGTAGAGGCAATCTGCCCTGCAGCAGTTTTGCCATTATCGTCTACCGTTAGGCTGTAAATCTAAACGTGTTGCACCTATAACAAACCCAACCCCTAATCGTGCTCCCGTATCCGCATCATCATCTGATTCGAACCGTACTGCGGCTTGCCTAGCCCTTGCACGAGTATCAATTTTCGTCGTAGACGCTGTAAACGCAGTCGTTTGATCAGTCGTTAGACTTTGTCCTGGAAAATCTCTAGCTTTTAAAACGACGTTTAATGTCTGTGTAGAACCACTATCTCCTGTAAATTTAACATCAGGAATAAATCTACGAATAAATTGAAACTCTTCGCCATCTCCGATATCGAAATCCGCACTTTCAATAAACACATTATCCATCGGGACACCATCATCGTCGTGCCCTGTTTCATGTGAATAAATATAATTATTACCATCAGCATACCCTGCAGCTCTCGGGAAAGCGACGATACCTTCGTCTAACCAAGCTGTTCTAGATAACTCTCCTATAGCCCATGTTTGTTCTACATAATTAAACACTACATATTTACTAACCGTGAGGCTACCAGCAGCACAGTAAAACCAACCGACTTCATTAAATTGTTTATTTAAAAATCCAAAAACTTGAAATGCTTGTTCTGAATTAAAATCGTCGAATACAAAACTATGGACACTACAAGGTAAAGGAACTACTGACCCGTTATAAGTGTAAAAACCTTTTTTATCCATCCAATAAACGCCAGTAGGCGAATTAATCGCAGCGTTAGGCCCAATCAAACTAACGCCTTCGTTTACTAGCGTTAGCCCGAAAGTATTCGGTGGGCCAATAAATTGCAAACTATATAAAGCTGCGTCTGTCCAAACTAATGTTTCTTGTCTAGCTCGTAACCCACCGATAATTTCTGAACCTGCAGAACAACGAAGAGACCCTGCGGTATTAGTAGCTCTCGGTTCAAAATCTAAAGGGTTTTCTTGATCCGAAAACGCTATTAATAAAGGATCTATCGCCCCTGAACGAACAGAACCATCCATAGGATCTGCACCTAATACAATAACGTGTCTATCAATATCAGAAACTAAAACTTGTAACCCGAGCGTCGGAACTTGATTAGCGTTAGCAATACTTGATAAAGCTACGGCTCTTTGACTTGAGGAAGAAAAATCCCAGAAGAAAACGCCTCCTGCTCTAACATTAGCGATTAAATCCTCACCAAAATTATCAATAGACCATAGTCGTAATTGATTATTAGCGGCTAACGAACTGGTAGATCCCCACGTACCTGACCCCCAAGCCCCAGCACTCCAACCTGTGCCGGAGATAAATACATCTAAGCCGACGCTAATTTGATAAGCCCCAATCGTAGAGCTACCTCCGTTACCAGTATCAGATGAATTGGCTGTAACCGTAACGCCGTCCGTATCTTTTGCTGTAATTGTAAATGCGTTAGCGGAAGTCACAGCAGTAACTTGATATTCTTGATTTAAAACAGCCGCAGTAATATTGCCGCCCAAAGAAGCAGCCCCAGAAAAAGTAACGAAATCGTTTAAATCTGCGCCATGAGCAGTATCTGTAACAGTAATGGTTGAAGAGCCATCTGACGCAGAAAAAGTAACATCTCCAGCACTTGTTGTGGATCTAATAGGAGTAATGTCGTTATAATTATCTCCTTCTTGCCAATACAATTTAAAAGTTGTACCTATCGCAAAAATACGAGTACCGTTTAATGTGACGTATGCGTGGAGTTTTCTGCCTTTTCCCTGGATAGATGAAGTAAGATATTTTACCCAACCACCTATTTTTTCTGGTAATCCTTTACGGAATCGAACTAAATTAGCATCAAACCAACCGCCTTCGGCGGTGTAGTCTGTCCCTTCTTTATTTATTCCAGGATTAAAAATAAACTTTTGTAAAGCCATTACTGATACTCACCTGTGCGGATCATTTCAGTCACTCTAACAGCCCGATTGCCTACCTGAGAAGCCCATCGACTATCCATAAATTCATCAGCAGCTATATCAAACTGCTCACGAGACATGGCTTCGAGGGCTTTTACAAATCCACGCAATCTGGTCAGACCAAGATTAAAACAAATATCGATCATTGCGTCTTGACGTGCTTCGTTAATACCGTTAAACCAAAAGTATGTATCTGCAAGCTCGTTTTTTACTCGCGCTATATCGTTCGCTAGTAAATATTCAATTTCATCGTCAGACAGTCCTAAACCTGACTCTGCGATATTTCTACCCACGCCTATCGTTTCGTAGCCTGCACTACACATATATACTTTAGATCGTACACCTTCGTGTAACTTTAGCATCTCGATTAGCTGAGTCATTACTTTTCCCGAGCTACCTGATTGACCTTCTCGTAGCTTCTCATAGCGCCGAGACCCAACATCCCCATCATAACGGGCACAAGAAGTGTTGTATCTACCTCTGGCACATCCATCCAGATGCCCAGTACGTTGACGATAATAGTGTTGTACAACAGCCCTACCGCACAGATCCAACCGATGGCAGGTCGCCACCCAGCTACAAATAACGACTTATGTGCAGCTTCCATCTTGTTGATTTCAAGCTGGCCTTTGAGAGCCTCTTGAGCGTGACGCTCTGACATGGTGGCAATCTCATGTGCCAACACATTCTTCTGATCCTTGTCTTCTATGAACTTGTCCAG